AATGAAAGCCAAGATTTTGTTTTTGTAGATGCAGACCATGACGAAAAATCTGTTACCAAAGACATTAATGCTTATATGCCAAAAATTAAAAAAGGTGGCTGGATAATGGGGCATGACTATGATTGGCCAGGTGTCAAAGCAGCAGTGGATAAAATATTTCCTGGTGTAAAAACAACAACCAACTCAATCTGGTATCACATAGTATAATGGCCCGTATAAAGTTTAAAGATTTTGAGGTAAGAGCAAAACCAAAAAAATTAGGCAGACACAAAAAGCGTCTGAACAAATCAGAAAAACGCAACTACAAAAAATACAGAGGACAAGGGAGGTAACATGGCCAAATATCAAGGAAGATCGGTTAGACTTAACAAGCCAATGCGCGGTGATGTTAAAAAATTTAAAGTTTTTGTCAGAGACAGAAAAACAGGTAATGTAAAGAAAGTCAACTTTGGACAAAAAGGTATGACAATTAAGAAGAGCAACCCAGCGCGAAAGAGGAGTTTCATGGCGAGGATGGGTGCAGTACTTAAGAAGGTTAAAGGACAAAAATCGCTTTCACCAGCTTACTGGAGCATAAAAGCATGGCGATAACATCAGTTTCAAGCATTTCTTCTCTCATAGGTAAAAGACCTAGCAGGAGGAAATTTCAACTAAGAAAAGGAGGCAGTATCATGGCTAAACATATGCGTGGTAAAAAGAAAGCCAAAGGTAAATCAATGACCAGAGGCAAGAGAAAGAAAAAATAATAAATAAACACAGTACTGTCCTTAGGGCAGGGAGTACACTCAACTCATATCAAAAGGAGGATATATGGACGCAGACAATCAAGCGGTAAAATCTCAGGAAACTGCACCTGAAAACCAAACGCAGGCAGAAACACAGGCTACAGAAGAACAGACCTTAAAATTCGGTCAGGAGGATGTTGAAAAAATCGTCCAACAGCGAATTGCGAGGGAAAAGGCCAAGTACGAGAAAAAGTATTCTGGCGTAGATGTGGATCATTACAAACAACTGGTTGAAGCTGAAGAAAAGCGTAGACAAGGCGAACTAGAAAAAAGAGGCGAATTTGAAAAACTGCTCAAAGAGCAAGCTGAAAAATTCAACTCTAAAATAGGTCAATATGAAAACGAACTTCAGACAATCAAAATTGACGGAGCACTTTTAAATGAGGCTGCCACGGCGAAAGCAATCAACCCAAATCAGGTTGCACAACTTTTGCGTAATCAGTTAAAATTAAATGAAGCTGGTCAAGTTGATGTGATAGATCCGCAAACAGGACAGGTCAAATATGATGATAATGGTAATCCATTACAAGTAAAAGACTTGGTAAGTAATTTTCTAAATGCCAACAAACACTTTGTCCAAGCGGGACCATCAGGTTCTGGAACAGGTCAAGGTTTTGGGAAGCAAGACCCTGTGGTTAATAACGATATAACTAAACTAAACATGATGAACCCTGAGCACAGAGCTCGTTACAAAGAGATCATGAAAGGCAAAGGGGTCAAATTATAATAAGGAGAAACAATCATGGCAAACGAAGTAACTAGTGCTATATCATCAGCGTTGTACTCAAACATTGTACAGGCTGGATTATACACACTTCAAGAAGCGTCTATCATGCGTCCTCTCGTAAGAAATTACGATATGACTGGCACTCCAGGTTTAACGGCACAGGTTCCGATTTTTCCGGCACTTACAGCAGATGAACCAGGTGATGGTGGCGACTTATCAAACAAGGCTTTCAATGTGCAAACATCGAAAACTATCACAGCGACAGAGAAAGGTATTCTTGTAACTCTGACTGACTTAGCGACAGAAACAGCATCAGAAGATGTTGCGGCTGCGATCGGCAGACAGATTGGACAAGGTATGGCTCTTAAAGTTGACCAAGATATTGCGGCTTTATTCACAGGTTTTTCAAACACTGTGGGTTCAGGCGGTACAGATGTGTCTGTTGACACAATGTTCCAGGCTGCTGCAAAATTGAGAAACAACAAGGCCCCAGGACCTTACTATTGCGTGTTGCATCCGTACCAAGCGTATTCTTTAAAGAAACAGCTTACAAACGCGGGCGCGACAATGAGCCACAACTTATCTGATGTAGGTAACACAGCGTTAGCTCAAGGATTTGTAGGTATGATCGCGGGAATCAATATTTTTGAATCCACAGTGATCGGTGGTAACTCTGCAAGCTCAACTGGTACAGGCAACTACTACGGTGCTGTCTTCTCACAAGACGCCATCGGTTACATGTTAAAAAGAAACATGAGAGTTGAAAATCAACGAGACGCTTCTTTACGCGCTACGGAAATTGTTGGTAGCATGGCGTATGGGGTATCTGAGATATTCGACCAATACGGTGTTGCTGTAATCGGTAACGCTACTCTATAATTTGTATAAATAAGAGTACGTTTCTAAATAGCATAATTGAGGGGGCGGTAGGCAACTATCGCCCTTTCTTTTTACATAAAGAATAAATAACTTAGACCAAGAAGAACTTGGTGTATACATTAAAAATTATTAGAAAGGGCAGTAACCCATGGCTATATTAGCTACAATTGCAGACATCAAAGAATACGAGCCTGATATCGAAAACTACGGCATAAACGATTTTGCTACGGAAATCACCAGAGCACAAAATGATGTGTTTAGAGATTTACGCATTCGTTGGTGGCCAACACAGCAGATCGGTTTGTACGATGTTAAATTCTTAACGACAGGTCAGATCGAACCAGACGATGATCTATACAACGCTTCTCAACTTACCAGGGTGTGCTGTTACCAAGCACTAGGTTTCCACATATATCCAAAGCTAGCAAAGTTTGAACCAGACATGGATATATTTGAAAGAAAAATGGAATTTTACAGACGAGAGTATGAGCGAGAGCTTGACCTTGTGATGAGAGATGGTGTGGAGTACGATCTTAACTCTTCTGGCACGATTGACGACGCAGAGAAAGAACCTACTCACTACCTTCGACTGAAGAGGTAGTAGATGTCAAACAGAGAATCAATCACCAAAAACATTGAACTGGTATTGAAGGACATGGATCCGCCAAAACCAGTGTTAGTTACACGCGAACCTTTCGATCTTCAAAAATTAGCGATAACTCAATTCCCAGCCATATTGATTACCACAGGTAACGAGACCAGAGAAGACAACCAAATGGGCGGAGGCAGAAGAGGCGTTATTGAAGTTAACATCCGTGGATTTGTTCGTGCTGACGGCCGCGTTGGTCAGATACAAACTGTGGATCAAAAGCGAAACGAGCTGATTGAGCGAATTGAAGAAACACTCAACACAGATAGAACCAGAGAACTAACAAACAAAGCCTCAACAACCAGAGTAAGCAGAATTGAAATTGTTGAGCATACACCACCGCTTGGCGAATTTTTAATGATTTGCGAAGTGAGGTATTCATTCACTAAAGGAGCAGTATAATGCAATATATTAAAATACAAAAAGACGGCCAAAAGAAATCAATAGAGGCTGATAGATTAATCAGATTTTTAGAAGCGGGTTGGACAGAGCTTAAACCTACCAAATCTAAGAAGAAAGCATCTGCAAAAAACATAGTTAAAGCAGAGGCTGAAATTATAAACCAAACAGATTCTGTAGACGATATATTAACAGATATTGAAGATATAGAATCACAAACAATAAACGAGGAGAACTAATATGGCTACAATTACTGGCGAAAATGGTAAAGTCATGTGGGGACCTGACTCAGGTGGAGCTACAAACACTGTTGCTTCTGTAAGATCTTGGACTGTTGAACATGTTAAAGATACTGTAGAAAACACAGCAATGGGAGACGCAGCTAGAACATACCTATCAGGTTTACACTCATTTACAGGTACTATGGAAGTTTTATACGACGCAGCAGAAGATGGCGATGCTATCTTTGATCCAGCAAACGACAACACTTTATCTGTGGAATTCTTTCCAGCAGCAACAGGTGTTAAGTATGTTGGCGATGTGATCGTGACTTCAGTATCAAGAACAGCTAGTTTCGATGATGTTGTATCAGCAACGGTGTCGTTCCAAGGCACTGGTGTATTACACGCAGAAACTATCTAATGATAAAGATTGCTTTTAAAGGCAACAAACAGGCCATCCGCGAACTTGAACGAGAAAAAGATCGTGTGATGGCCAGAATAGCAACAGATCTACTGGCCAATGCGAAATCATTCACGCCAGTCAGATCAGGTAGAGCGCGTCGCGCTTGGCGACTTGAGAGTACTCGTAACAGCAAGAGTGTTGTTAACAGAGTGCCATATGCTGCTCGTCTAGACAGTGGCTATTCGAAGAAACAACCAAATGGTATTTCTAGACCTACCATTAGGAAAACAATAAGGAGATAATACATGAATGTATTACAAAATGCACAAGAGCATTTTAAATCAAAACTGGCAGGTGGCCTTGAGAAGCTGACTGTGCCAGAATGGAAGACTGATGTTTATTACAAATCAGGTTATCCATTTGCTGTAGAACAAAAAATAATTGAATTACAGCAACAAGGTAAGACTGTTGAAGCATTAGTGGAAACGCTAATACAGAAAGCATTGGACCCAGATGGGAAACCATTGTTTAAAAAATTCGACAAAGTCAATTTGATGAATGAAGTTGATCCTGCTGTGATCTTAAGAATAGCAGCAGTCCTAAACTCAACTACAACATCATACGAGGAAGTTGAAAAAAACTAAAAGAGGACATTGAGCTCCAGTTGCTGATGCGAATTGCTAAGGAGTTGGGTAAGAGCATAAAAGAAGTTATGCAGTTTGATGTCCAGGAAATAAACTTGTGGGCCGCATGGTTCAAACAAGAAAACGAGGTGATGAAACAACATGGCGAGAACAGAAATAGAAATCCGCGCAGTAGATAAAACGCAAGATGCGTTGCGTAATATCGATAAGCGTTTAAGTGGCCTAGACAAAAATGTAGGTAAACTTGAGCGTGGCTTTGATGGATTGACCAGCAAGATTATTGCTGCTGGTGCTGCGATCGGAACTGCCTTTGGAGTAAAAAGAATCCTTAGGGTTGGTGCTGATGTTGAAAAATTACAATTACGATTCCAATTCTTGTTTAGATCAGTGGACGAGGGCACTGAGGCATTCAGACAGATGCTTCAATTTGCTGGCGAAGTACCATTCACACTAGAAGAAATCCAAAGAGGAGCAGGTAACCTTGCTGTTGTTTCAGCCAATGCCAAAGAATTGGGTGAGAACCTAAGACTTGTGGGTAACATTGCTGCGGTTTCTGGACTAGACTTCCAGACTGCTGCTGAACAGTTACAGAGATCATTTGCTTCTGGTATTAACGCTTCTGAATTATTCAGAGAACGAGGCGTTAAAGCAATGCTTGGTTTCAGGGATGGTGTAAAATATTCAGTTGAAGAAACAAGGAATATTATAACGAAAGCATTTGGTCCTGGTGGTCCATACGAAAAAGCAGCATTCGCATTATCAACTACATTTGATGGTGTGTTCTCAATGTTGCAAGATAAACTCTTAACATTCCAGTTGGCGTTGGCTAATCAAGGTGGATTACTAGAATATTCAAAAGGAGCATTAACTGCACTTGATGATTATCTTGGTAAATCACAAGAAAAACTTAAAGAATTTGCAACGATTGCTGGTCAAAAAATAATTGAATTTGTTGAAGAATCTTTAATTGGATTTGCTCGTATTGCTGATGGGTTAAAACCTTTATTTCTAATTGTTGCAGCAGGATTTGATGGCTTATTCAAAGTTTTAAATTCACTTCCGCCAGGTGCAAGAGAGATTGGATTGATTGGTTTTGTAATGCTAGGTAAAAAAGGTAAAGCACTGGCATTATTGTTTGGTTATTTCTTTGATTATACACGAAAAGGTATTGGTTTAGTTTTACAAGGTTTTGTAAAATTGAACATGGGTATTCTAAAAGTTAGAAAAGCATTAGGTCTGGTCAGCAGTGAAGATTATGAAAAAATCAAAGCAGATACCATGGCTATCAAAGAAACTGCTGATCAACTTGTAATTCCATTCGAAGAATTAAAAGAAACAGGTGGAGAAACTACCAGAGTATATGGTGATTTTGAGAAGAAGATGCGTCAGATATTTAAGAATATTGAAGAAGGCATGGAAAAAAATAAAAAAACAGCAGCAGATTTAAAAAAAATTATTGGCGACATACCTATCATTAGTGAAGAACAAAAGAAACAATTAGAAATACTTGAAAAAGCAGCGCAAACAATTGGGGGTGATCTTGGAAGAGATATATTAGGTAAAGAAGATCCAAAAGTAGTTGCTTACAGACAAGCTATCGAATCATTAGAAGAATTACGAAAAATAGATGTTGCTAACGAAGAAAAATACGCAAAACGAATAGCAATGATAAAAGCTCAACAAGCAAGAGAGCTAGAAGCAGAATCAAAACAACGAATAGACAAAGTATTATCAACTATCAAATCAGGCGAAGATGCAAGAACAGATTTAGAAGAATTAAAAGGAAACGAAAGATTCAAAGTTGCTGCAAAACACGGTAAAGATCTGTTAACCCAGGTTGCAACCCAAAACGAAAAAGCATTTAAGATAATGAAAGCATTGGCCATTGCTGAAGCAATCATTGCAGCCAAAACATCAATTGTAAATTCATACAGAGTTGGTTCAGCAGCAGGAGGTCCAATACTAGGTGGTATATTTGCAGGACTTGCTGCAGCAGCCACAGCAGCGCAGATTGCAGCAATTAAAGCAACCAAATACACAGGACCAAGAGAGCGTGGTGGGGGTGTTGCTCAAGGTCAAAGTTATTTGGTTGGTGAAAAAGGTCCTGAGATGTTTACGCCAAGTGCGAGTGGTCAGATCACACCAAACAACGGTAT